CGAGAGCGTATCCGTCCTTGATTTTAGGAGCGCGAGCGATGAACAACGAAGTCGCACCATCGAGCAAGTCGGTGGCGGTCATTGCGCTGTTAGCAACTGAGCTAGTGGCCCAAGTCGTGCCGTTGGTGCTGTTCTGAGCATAACGAGCATACGATTTGACGGCAACACCTGTACCAGTGCTGGTCGAGGAGTCCTGGACCAATGCACGATGGCAAAGGGTGTCGGCGTGCAACGCTGCGTCTTCGCCGAGTTGCTTAGTGGCCATCGCCAAATGCGAGAACAATTCGGTGGCGAGAATTACATCGGTGAGGATGATCTTGCTGCCGTACTGAACCAGCGTGGCTTCCACCGAGGACAACGTCATATCACGTTCGTCACCAGAGGTAGGAGTTGTTCCCTCCGATAAGGCGGAGATTGCAGAGATACTTGGATCTCCGAATCTAAAAAACCGAATCGTTTTATTCCCGCCAGTTTTGGTGGGGTAGGGGGATTTCTGTGCAAATTGCTCCATTTGGAGCAATGGGATTGCGCGTTCCAACAATGCTTTTGAAAAGTATGTTTGGAATTGCGCGCTGACTGAACCAGTAGTTACCATATAATTTAATTACCTTTGTTGTTGTGACTATCCGTTTCTGTCAACCTCGCCAGCCATCTTCATCAATTCACGTTCTTGCTCATCGAGCGAGAGTTCGTGAAAAGCTTTAGTCTTGGCTGGACCTGTTGGTTGTCCAGAACCAGGTGTAGTCGCTTTTCTGAGTTGAGCCAATTCTGACTCATACTCTGCAACCTTCTTCTTCAACTCGGAAGCGGTCTCCGCCTGAAGCTTTACCTTTGCGATGCCAACCGCGTCCTTGATCCCCGCTGGGTAGTTGCGTAGGATGGCGTGGTTTTGAAGCATCTCAGATACAGCTTTGTAGAGTTGGCTTTTAGAATCTTTAAGGTCTGGGTTAGAATCTACTTCTTCAAGTAGGTTTTTATCCCATGCTGACTTTAATTCAGCTTGAGTTTTCTGCTCAAACTCCTTGCGATCCTCAGATTCGATTTCAGTGGACTTTTGTTCAGCGAGTTTTGCAAGATCATCACGGCCTTCGTCACGATAGCTTTTTGCCGCTTCCCTGTAATCCTCCGCACTAAAGCGGCGGTTTCCAGTTTTCTGCACCTCAGAACCAGATTGCGAAGTCTCTCGTTGGGCTTTGGCCTGTTCGATTGATTCACGCTCTGATTTGAGTCTTGCTTTTTCCTCTCTAACATCATCCCACTCTTTTTCGAGTCTGCTTTTTGCCTTCTCATATCGGGTAGGCTTCTTTTGTTCGGAAGCCGATTCCGAGTTGTTTTCTGAAGGTTGCGTTGTTAAAGAACTTTTTGCTTCTTCGGATTTCTCCTTAGAGGCTGGAACCTCATCCGAGGTTCCACGTTTGTTTGTTTCGGCTTCTCCAGCAGGCGCGGGTTTCTGCTCGGTATCTCCGCTTGAAGCGACCTCTGTTTTTGCTTCCACTTTCGGCTCATCCTGCGGGACTGTTTCCAATCCTGCATCGGCTGCTGCCGCTAGTTTCAACATATCCAGTTCAGTAACTTCCGTTGAATCTGCCATTTTGACCCTTTCTTTACACTTGTCGGTAGGGAGTCAATCTACCTAAAGGTTAATCGGCTACTGGTTCATCCGATCCATCCCCATAGCCTGGGACGGCGGAGTTAAGTTTTTGAGATGCGAGCGATTCTAAGGTCGCAACACACCCTCTGAATCCTTTAGCATAACCACACGCATCTGCAAGTACATCATGCTTTTTCATTACAGCGGATGCGTTTTGGCGTAGAGTTAGGTTCAAAAGTATAAGACTTAGCTTCTTGCCTGTGGGTGTGGATAAGAAGCCTGTCCACGCCTTCTCATCCTCATCCTCCCACTTAGGTTCGTTGATCCATTCTTGGTTGCGTATGAATGCTAGTGCTGCTTTTAGTTTTCTCATTAAAAGTTTATTACTGCTTGGTGTTCAACTGTTTGTACTGGTGTAAATCCAAGCTCTTCAGCGGCCTTTCTAACCCCTTGGCAATGTGGCCAATCCCAATCATCAAGAAATATCGCGCCACCCTTAGCCATTCTATCCTTCAATACTTTTAGCGAGTTTAGGGTGGAAACATAGAAATCAACATCAAGGTGAACTAACCAGAAATTACTTTCATCTCCAAGACTTTCTGGAAATATGCCCTTACGCACAATAACATTCTTCCTATTGTTTAACATCTTAATCACATCCAACTCTGGCTTGAACTCGCCAACATTATGATGCTCCTCCTTTACCCAGCAGGACTCTGGCATTCCTTCAAACGTATCATATGCGTAAATTTTTGTATCTAAAAAGTTATCTGAAAGTATTCCTGTGCATCCACCATTAAAAACTCCTACTTCTGCAATCAGCCCTGTTGGATTCTTAAACCCATGCTTTAACATCGATACAAGCTTTTCTTGATTTAATAATGTCATAGCTTTATAGCCCAAGAATCATCCTGGAATAACATGTAATCTTTGTCACCTATCTCTTCTTTCAATGCTTTCTTTATAGACTGCAAACTCCAATCGTGTCCAGCCATAATACCACCAGCCCTAAGCTTTGGTTTCCAGCCCTTCAGATCGTTAACCACGCTCTCGTACCTATGGTCTCCATCTAGGTATATCAAGTCACATGACTCATCCTTAACAAATTCTAGCCCCTCAAGGCTTTTACATTTCTCAAACGATACATTCTTTAGGTCTTGAGTCCTGTCTTGAAACGCCTTGAAGACGAATTTCATGGGGCAAATCTGGCTTGCTGAATCGTTAATGTCGTAGCCATTAAGCCAAGGATCTATGGCGAATACTTCCTTAAAGTATTGCGAAAGGATTACTGTGCTTTCCCCGCTGTAAGAACCAACCTCAACAACTTTACCAGTTGCACCCTGCTTATTAGCCCACTCGCAGAGATGTTTTAAGCCCTCAGTCTGAAGGGCGTTGCGTGCTGTTGGAACCTTCAACCAGCCATCGGTGCTGGTGCTTGGCCTTGCATCGCTTCAGGTGGCAGTTGTTGCCCCTGCTGTTGCATCTGACCTTGTCCTGCATCTCGAAGCTGTTTCTGGATTGCGCGGGATGTGTTGGGATCAATCTTCTCCAACGCTGCTAAATGCTGTTGTAAGTGTGCCATCAGAACTTGCATTGCGCTCTGATCGACCTGTTGTTGCCGCTGTTGAGCAGCTTGGTTAAACGCGAAGAGAACGGATATATGCGCCTTGTGGTCGTCCGAAGGCTTGATAGCGACAGGGAAGCCTGTGGTGAGCATGGTCGCAATTTCAGTCGCTTGATCTTCAGCTTGATCGCCAGAGGCAGCGTTAGGATCTTGGTATAGCCTGCGGACCAGCGAGGGATCGTCTTGTTCAAGGACTGATTTAACCAGTTCTCCCTGGTTGATGAAAGGATTGTTTTGGAACATCTGCATCCGCGAGACTGACTTCTGCAACGCAAACTGGCGGTTAATAAAGTCTAATCCACCCTTTGGTTCAATAGAGTACTCATCATGGATGCCGTCTGGTGGCATTGAGCCTGTCTCTTCCGCATACCGATACATCAAGTCTTTCTTGTTGTACTGCGTGTAGAGTGACCAAGCTTGCTTGAATAGGTGGGATAGACCCATCCTAAACATACGATTGCGAAGATCGCCAGAGGATGCTGACTGAGACTGCAACGCCTGAATCTCGGTGGCAGTCTTTCTGTCACCAGCGTTATACTGCGAGCCTGCGCCAAAGTCTGGGTTGCCCATGCGCTGTTCAGCAAGCTGACGCTCTTCAAGCATCAAACGCTGGAAGTCGAATGGAGGTTGGCTGAACTGAACTGGCTTTAATCCTTGTGGCAGGATCTGACCAGGTTGCATCTTCAGGTTCGCTGTGTTTAGCGAGATAGGATTCTGCGCTTCAAAGACGGGTCGGTTGGCTAGCTCAACGTAATCACTCAATGAGTTCTTGAGCTTATTTAATAGATTCTCGCCAGGGAGGAGAATTTCTGCAACTCCGCGAGGGCTATACCAACCGCCCCCTGTGACCTCATAGGGGAAATCTACGAAAGGTGGTTCACCATGTCGGTAGGGTAGCGTGAAGGGTTTGCGAATGTCTTCGTCTATAACCAGAGGACTGTAGGTTTCAACCTTCCATCCATCTTCAGACGGCGTGTACATCTCCCAAAGGACAATACGATCATTGTCAGCTTCCTGAGTAATTCCTTCGCGCCTGTAAATCTCGTCTTGAATCTCACTTCGTAGGCCCACTGATTTCGAGGGTTTACCCGAAATGATTTTAACGAACTCGTCCCCCTGCTTGTAAAGCGGATTTGCCTTATAGGAATCGACTGAGGTCGAAATGATGTGAACAATGAAATCGGCATCTTTAAACTCCTTTGTGTAGGAAGGAACGATGATGTGGAAAGGGTCAATCGCCTCAAAATCAATACGCTTCTTGTCCTCGTTCCAGATTACTTTAGCTACTCCGCGCCCATAGAGCAGGATGTTGTCGATGACGGAAACAATCTCCTTCTGGAAGTTGGTACGCTCACGCATCTGGTAATCGAACCAACGCTCGGCTGAGACTGTCAGCGGAGCCAACTGCTGGCGCATAGGAACGAAGCTAGAGAGGATGTCGTTACCAATTGCGCTATTGACGAAGGAAGGTTTTAGCTTCTCGATAGCAGAATCAATTAACTGAACGTGTAGGTCGGCTGCTGTAGGCCAAGGCTTAATCTTGCGCCGTACACCAAAATAGCGAGCTTGGTAGAAAAGCCGTTGACGATTCTCCCAAGTCTCACGCTGGTTGAGCGAGTCAATAATCCGTGTGTAATAACTATTCCTGCGTGTATCTTTAGCGTTCATTTGTTGCGCTCCGTTTGAAGTTCATAAGAAAGGTCGTTGACATAGTTAAGTGCCTTCTTTGCCCAAGCACGAATGGCTGGAGAGGCAGTACGAACCGAAGGGTAGCTATCGTCTTTCATTAACGACTCAACTGCCCCCGAGGTGTTCGTTATCGGACTTGTTGTCGCGCACCCACCAAGCAACAGAACCAAGTTCACGATCAATAACCTCACGATTATCTTTCCACTCGGTAGCGTTCTTGTCAACACGCTTCTCATACCAACCTGGTATAAGGCGAAGGACTGATGCGATGATTTGAAGTATCGCACCGATCACTTAAATTTATTTGATGTTTAACCCGACAGTCTTCAGGAATGCAACAACCTTTTCCAAGATCGAATCATCCGCTGGAGTGGGG